TTCCTGCGCTCCCACCCGCCAATGACGCGGATCGACCCATCTTTCCAGCGCACAAGATTGGAGTCAGCCCAGCGCAGTTTCCCGCTGTAAGCTGTGCCGTTCTTGTAGACGCCCGGTTGTAGGCTGATGGGGATTAGAGGCATGGCAGAACTCCTTGATGCCTGACTATAGCCTAAGCTGCAAGTTTAGCCAATAACTAGGATAGACTTGCGGTATAGCGCATGACCTCGCCGCGCTCCCGATGGACAGTGATACATTTCATCGTGCTGCGGCCCGTATAGCCAAAGCCAGCGGCAGCGGCGTCTCTCGTCGTTATAGCCCTGTGGCTTTCCCACGACATCCCGCCGATGTCTTTGCTGCTGTCTTGGTGGATGTGGCCGGAATCTAGATACCGCCAGTATGTACGCCCCCAAATCGGGGCGTGAACATCGGCCACCTGTTGCACCAGCCGCTCTGGCTTGGTCTTGTCGCCGTGATGCGCGGCCAGCATATTGCGGCCAAATTCCCAGACCCAGAGTTTGGCGGGATTGAAGTGAATAGTCACGCGCTCGTCCAGTTCGTAGCGCATGACCAAAGCGATGGCGAGCATATGGGTAAAGTCAGGATCGTGGTTTCCGGCCAGCACAACAACGTCGATGTTTTTGTGCTTCGCTTTTGCTGCTTCGATCATAGAAACGTGCGCCCTGACTGCGGCCATTGCAGCTTGGGCAAACCGCCCATCGACATCAAGGATATGGCCCGATGCTGGGGTTATGTTTTTGGAGTCGTTTTGATGGAGGGTGTCGCCCAAATTGAGGATGATCGCCCTGTCGGTGTAAGGAGCAGCATGGATGAGGGCTGAAGATGCTTCTGCTAGGCGCTGTGCGGCGATTGCGATGCTATACTCCGCACCCGTCTCGTCCTTCCACGCTTTCATACCGAAATGCACATCAGCGACCAGATAGCGGGGCAGTAGATCGTGCGCCACATTGTCAGGCATAGGTGCTGGTAGAGGGGCAGGGACAGAGCCAAGGGCTTCTTTGAACAAGTCAGCCCACGGAGTCAGATCGTCTTCTGGGCGCTCTGACTTCCAGAAAACGCTGTCCCACGATCCAGTTTCCTTGTTCTGAACGCGCCGCCAGCCGTGCTTGCCCGTATCGGTCGATAGGCCAGTGCTTTCTAGCGCAGCCTTGACCCCTTCGTCGGCGTTGAGCCAAGCCTCTGCCGCAGCGTAAGCGCGGCGCACATAGTGCTTGTCGATCTGCAACTCTTTGGCCGCAGCAGTCTTGCTGCCGAGACGTTTGACGACATCGTAGATTTCACGTTGGCGAGGTGTCATTTACTGCATCCTGCGTCGATCTGCTGGATCAGTAGCGCCCCCGTAACCAAGGAGCGTGGGCCACCATCCGCCGCCAGCGCCGCCGCATGGGATGTACGGCTCTGCGCCGTGCCATCACAGATCGCGCTGTCGTTCAGCGCGGCGGCGCAGCCACTCAGCAGCAGCGTCAGGGTCAGGCACAGGCCCAACCGAGTTGATCCTCTTGGAAGTTTCGGCATAGGCTTGCAACTCCTCGATTTTCGCTGCTGCCTTTCCTGCTGACTTTCCTGCAAACCATGCGGCAAACAGAGTCAGAATAGGTTTCAGCAGCGAGGCAATGAGCGAACTCATGCCTTGCGCTTGGCAATCACAGACCAGACTGCGACAATAATCGTCGCAGCAGCGCCACCAACAGCGGTGGCCGTCTCGCTATCAACCAGCCCTTTGCCAACCAGATAGCCACCAAGTGCGGACGCTAGGGCGCGGGCGATGCCGCCAACTTCAGAAGCACTCATTTTTTCATTCCTTTGAGCATCGCCACAATGGCGTGGAAGATTGCAGCCAAAACTGATTCTGCTTCAGCCTTTTCCGGCGTGGTGACAGTGTGCATATCTGCACTGACTGGAGTCAGAAACAACGCGATCTCCGCCTCACGGCGATTGACCAGACCTCGGATCACCTCCCCTCCAGCCTTATTCCACATTCTAAAAGCAGCAGCAGCTTTGTCTTTATTTCCAGCGTTCAGTTCCCGCAGTACAGTGGATTTAGCAAATGCGCCTGTCCCGATGTTGTAGGCCAAACACACACACGCACCGCGCTCATTCTGGTTGATCTTAGCTGTGATGAGCGCGTCCACTGTATTTGCGAACTTGTCCACGCCCTGCCTCAACAGGTCTTCCGCCCGTTCTTGCGTGATTGTCATGCCGTAAGCTGGCTTGACGCCGACATCTGCCCCCGCAGTTGTGCCGTATCCGATAGTCCAGATGCCCACGATGTCTTGGTAAGCAACCAGCTTGCAGCCCTCGAACCGCTTGATCAGATCAATGGTGGCTTGGTTGACGCTCACTTACGCATCTCCCTCTGGATTTCATCTAGCTTTGTCAGGACGTTGGCAAAGCCATCTTTGATTTCCTTAAGTTCGCGGTCGTGGCCTTGCTTGGTCAGATTGTATTCTGACTTCATGACAGCAATTTCTGTGTCGTGGCCCTGCGTCATCTTGTAGTGCATCCACACGAAAGCCACGATTGGGATCACCGCAAATTGCAGCAGGAGTCGCGCTAGTTCCATTAAGTCCATCTCCTGCTGCATGGTATTGCCTTATGGTTTCGTCGGCCAAGCGACATTGTGGGGGAAGCCTGACTGCTGCGGGACATCAAGCAGTGCTTGGCGATAAGCAGTCCATGCGGCTTGCTGCTCCGCAGTCATGCCGCTCCAACGCAACGGATTTGAGACAATGGGATCAACTTCATCTGCAAGGGTGTTATCGCGTGTGCTGCGGACAGCGGTCGCCTGTGCGGCGTCACGTTCAGCTTGCGTGGGGGGGACGTAGGAAGCGGTAGCGGGATCAGCCGCCATTGCATCATACAGTGCAACAACATCAAACACTGCGCCAGTGTCGGTCGGATCACAGGTGAATGGTATCCAGCCGTGGACGGGGTGGTTGATCTCGCAGTCGATTCGAGCGCCGTCAAGGTATTTTGCGTTGCGGTATTCCATCACGAAATCCTTAGCCATAGGGTGATAAGGTATTGCCCAGAACCAAAAACGCGGTTTCCCATACAGCGCCATGTTCCAGCTTGTGCAGAGCCAAGGGATTGCGATGACGCGCTTCCTGACGTTGCATCGTATGTGAACGATCCACCGGGCAAAAGCAGACTTCCGGCAATAGTTGCCCCTGTGGTATAGTTGCTTGTGTTGTTAGGATAGGCAAAAATATATGTTCCAACATCACTTGCAGCCGCCCCAGCAGTAGCAGCCAATACAGCAGCCGTATTTGTTGCCGCCGTAATGGCTTGCTTTGTTTGCAGCGGCGTCATCAGTTTCGCCGCATCCGTGCCAGCTTCTGCCTCGGCTTGCGATGCCAAAATCGGGGCCAATGTTGGGTTGCCAGCAACGCCATCGCCATTGGTGACAGTGATGGACGAGTTGCCAGTGATTGTGCGGCCAGTGAACGTGTCGGCGGCAGTCTGCGTCATTAGGCCAGCAGTGTTGTATGCAGCCAGCGCGGTCAGCGTAGCATCTAGGGCTTGCTTGGCGTCAAGTTGCGTCTGAATGGCAGAAGTGACGCCATCAACGTAACCAAGTTCTGTCGAAGTCAGACCAGCGGGCGTTCCCGCCAGTTTGTTAAGTTCAGCAGCAGTCGGAGTGACGGCTGTGCCGTCGATCTTCCACAGACCGCCAGATAGGTTTGGCTTGGCTTTTTGTGCGCCAGTGCCACCAAGAAGTGCGTCGACCGCATCGAGGTCCGCATTGACTTTAGTCCCCCATGTGTCCGAACTGGCCCCAACTTCTGGTTTTACGAGGGCGTAGTTCGTCGTTGTTGTATCAGCCATCTATTCTACCCTCATTCAGACCATGCTGACGTATCAGCGGCTTGTGGTGTCCAACTGCCAGAGTTGGCGGTTTGCCCAGTCCATCCAGATGTCGCGCTATTTTGTGCCGTCCAAGGATCAGTGGCCGGAGTCTCTGGGGTCCAGTCTTCGCTATCTGCTGACTCATCTTCCCATTTTTTGCGAGCAAATGCAACAAACGTGAGTTGGTTGGTCACAATTACGGACGCCAAGGCAATGCGCGTAGCGTTCGCGCTGACTGGAGATAGGACTGGAATGACCGCGCCTGACTCAAAAACGACATTAGCGGTTGCTGTTACGTCAGATATAGCAGCCAAAAAGGCAGCGCCTAGTTGGATGCGCTGGGCTAGTGCGGTTAATGCAGTGGTGTTTTGGATGGTCGCCGCGCCTAACAAGATGCGCTGTGCGCTGATAGTCTGGCTAGTTATGATGTCGATAGTCGAGGTCGGCTGCTGCACACGAGTGGCTGCTGCGACAAAGGTAGACAAGTTTGAGATGTTAGACGCAGCATCAGCTATACGCAGGGCGCTGCTGCTGACTGAAGTCAGCGCAGATATAGTCGAGCCTGTCAGGAAGACGATATTGGCAAGTGTGGTTACGGCAAATGTGCCAGTTATGGAAGACGCTGCTAGTTGGATCAGTTGTGCGGCACTTGCTAGTGCAGCAGCATTTTGAATGGTCGCCGCTCCAAGGAGGACACGTTCAGCAGCAATAGTCTGCTCTGCCGTAACCGCCAAAGTTGCGGCTGCTGATTGTAGATTACCCGCAGTTGCGGCAAAAGCTGACTGGACTGGAATAGCCGCAGCAACGTCAGTGACATCGCCTTCAGCATACCCTGTGATCCAGTAGTCAGGCTCAACGTAATACGGCGCGGGCATTGGTCATTCCTTATGTCTGGTAATAATGCCTGTCGTGCCGTTGATGGTGATGGACATTACGAAATCCTCAACCAAAGGGTCGCAGAGTTAGTGTTTCCTCGGTTGTTCGCCCTGTTTCCCATACATTGCCACGTTCCAGCTTGTGCGGCTCCAGCGGTGCAAGTTGTGGCATTTCCAGATGTTGCATCATAAATGAGAGAGTTAACTGGTAGAAGAAGGCTTCCGGCTATTGTTGCGCCAAAAGCATATGCTGTTGAGTCATTCGGTCTGGCGTATGCGTATGACCCAACAGCACCAGCAGATAAACCTGCCGTTGCCGTGCCAACTTGTGCAGTTGTAGGTGCTGCGGCAGATGGGGTAACCCAAGAAGGCGCACTCGCTCCATTGGATTGCAAAACTTGCCCAGACGTTCCAGCGTCAGTTGCAGCCAATGTGGATGTGTCAGTCGCATAGGCAACGCCGCCAGCAGCAGTGAACGTGCCGAACGACTTGCCGTCAACAGATGCCGCATCGCCAGATATGCTGATAGCCCAAGTGCCAGATGCACCCGTTCCCGTTTTTGATGGGGCATCGTTGGCAATCTCAGCATTCACGAAGGCGGTCGTGGCAATCTGCGTTGTATCGGTTCCGACAGTTGCAGTAGGTGCTGTTGGCGTCCCCGTAAAAGGAGGCGAAGCCAACTCCGCCTTGTCGTTGTTCAGATTGTTAAAATTGGCGTCCACCTCATTGTGCGTGAGTGGACTACCTTTTCCCGCCCGTGTGACTATGGTTGCCATGTCAGGATCAATCCAGTGTGATGTCTAGATCACCAGCCGGAACGCGCAGCACATCGCCAGAGGCAATCGTTTTTGATACAGTCAGATCGCCATAAGCGATCAGAGTACCGCCAGTTACCGCAGTAAAGACGCCGACTGCTACAATGGTTCCCCACGCGCCGCCAGCAGTTGGGTATTCGATGTTTGCCGAATTAGATGCAGTATCCCCAGTTACAGTCATGGCAAATGACTGACGAGCGTAGGAAGTGCCGCTGCACTCAGTTCCGCCGCCAGTGTCTGTGGGGGCGACAGTGTAGAGGGCCAGATACCAAGCCGTGGGGCGCGTAACTGCGGTTGCAGTGAACAGCCACTCAAGCGTGGTGGTTTCAAAGGCGTTTGACAGGCTCATGCGACAACTCCCGGCATTGGGGCGCGTAGCGGGCTTCCCGCATAACGACGACCAGCTTCAGCGTTAATGACAGACGCGAGCGTCTCGTCATACTCATTCTTCCATAATGCCACACGTTCATCCTCTTTTAAATAGGTAGGAGTGTGACGCAGGACAGCGTAGGTGTAGAGGTCGAGATAGTCGTCGGCCAGCCACGAGGTGTTGGTCGTCGCAAAGTCAGGGATTTTGCTGTAGTAGGTCATAATGATCGACCGAGCAGGATTGTCGGTCGCTGCCATAGGACCGACAAAATACAGGGCGTCATTGGCAATAGTGTAGATCGGCTGGAAGACCGAGGCGTTCGCCAGTTTGATGCGCTCGCGTTCGTAGGGCGAGACATACTGCATGGGGGCAGGAGGACTATCAGATGTGATTGTCCGCATTTCCAGATAATTGGCAGGAAGAGCGATTGAGTCAGCGAGCAAGTCAGCGTTGGCGACGACAACCATGCGCTGAATCCGCAGATCGCGGTTTAGGCGGGCGTGGCCCATGTTGACGATGTTGTCGAGGTCAGCCTCGAACACTGTGTCGCCGTTCCGCAAAAGGAACCGCGCAAGGTAGGCTTTGAAGTCAGCGTAGTTCATTTCTGATGCACCCTTAGTCTAGCCCACATTCCATCGCGTAGTTTTGTTTTAGCATAGATTGCCCACTCACGCGACCCTACTGACGCGCCGCACTCTTTTGCCCATTGCTGGGCGATCAGGACAGGCACTGTGCCGAGGTATTTGCCCCCAGCGGGGCCAGTGTTAGGGCGCAGCGTCTCCGCTGCATCCTTGGCGGCGTCTAAGATGCCCTGCACATCTTGCGTTTTGACGAAGTGAAACTGCGTCCCATTTGGATTGAGATACAGTTTTTCAACGATGGGCGAAGATGGCAGGAACATATTATTCCTCAATGTAGGGCTTGAGGTAGCCGAGTTTGTTGTAATGCACAGCCAAATCAGTCGGCAGTTCAACGATGGAACCGGGCTGAATCAACGTCTCCATACCGCCGCCGTAGGGGCTGATTGCGCCGTTGATGACTTCGTATTTGGCCGTAGCTGGCTTTGCCCGCTTCTTGGGCGCAATTTCTTCTGTCTTTTCGACTGCGATTTCGACATCGACTTCGACGACAGCGATTTCAGGTTGGTTAGCCATAATGCACCTATGCTGGAGGTAGGGGCGGCGTCTCCGCCGCCCCAGTTGATGTTAGGCCGCTGCGCCAGTGGTCGCGTGGATCGCGCCGTGGGCTTTCTCGTTCGAGACTTTCAGCGTGTATTCGCAATGCACCATGCGGCGCTTTGCGTGGCCCGTCTGGGCCAGTTCCGTCTGACGCGGAGTCTCCAAGAACGAGAGGCTCGCGTATTCGGGGTCCAGCACATACACCGAGTAGTTGTCTGTGGCGGTGGTTTGCTGGAAGCGGTTCGGGACGACCGAAAGTTCACCGAAATCCGAGTCATAGATGTCGATGGCGGCAGTCAGACGCTTGTCGATAGCGTCCTTGTAGCGAGTGGCGTTACCCGTGAAGTTCTTCGAGATAACGCGCTTGTTGTTGGCGTTGACCATGATGATCGAAGGCGAAGCGCCCTCGTTCCAGCAAGACTGAATGACGTTATTCAGGTTGGTTTCGGTCAAAACAACCGCCGTTCCCGGAGTCAGGGCAGCGTTGGGATAACCAGTGGTCGTGCCGGAGAGCGTGGGCGCAGCGCCACCCGAACCCAGAACGATGTTGGTACGCAGCCAAGCGGGCAGACCAGCAGCCTGACGGGCAGTACCCGACGAGCCAGCAGCAGCAGCGATGTTCTGGAGCAGCATGGCTTCCATATCGCGCTTCATTTCCTTCAGCTTGATGGCAACCTGAGCGGCCAAACGCTGGACGTTTTCGGCGGCTGCGTCAACAGCTTCCGAGGTGTTCGACACCGAGACGATCTTGTCGCTGATCTGGGTGTAGTTCCCAAAACGCTTGCCAAGAGTGCCGTTGTCTTCGCCGGGAGCATCGTCACCTTCGATGACGCGGTTCGAGGTCGAGGGCGAGGCCAGTTCCACAACAGTCCACTCGTGATAAGTGTTGGTTGCGGCGGGGCCGACACCGATTGCAGTCTGGAACGGCGTCTCTTCAGGAGAGATCATCGTGTACTGCTGTTCGAGGTCTTCACGGATGACAGTGTTGTCATACGTTTCGATGGTTTGTGCATCAACTGCCATGATAGTTCACCTTTTCGGTTTGCGGACAAGCATGGTGGCGGCGATGTCTTCGACGCGACCTGACTTGCGAGCGGTTTCCAGAGCGGCCTTCTGGTTCCGAGCGATTGAAGACGCAGCAGCGACAGTTTTAGACGTTCCGGGCCTCATGGTGACTGTTGCCTTCGTCTGCTTCTGGGGTGCGGCTTGCCCTTTTGCCTTCAGTTGCCTGTAGGCAGCGGCGTCAGCCAGCACGAGATACATACGATGATCCACGATGTCGGACAGTTCAGCGTCATTGAATTGGTATGCACGAGCGGCGTCTACCATCATTCGCTGGATTTCTGGCCCTTTTACGGGATCGCGCAGCACTGGCATTGCTTCAACAAGGCGATGAGCGGCGTTTGCCTTCATCTGATTGAGTTGCTCTGCTTCCTGCTGTTGGAACAGCGACACAGCTTGTTGCACTTTGGATCGCTTCTCTTGAAGTTCACCTTGCTCCGCCCGCCAATTCTCTAGTTGGATGAGGTATTGGGTAGGGTTGGTTTGCTGAAGTGCAGGATTAGGCTGTGGGACTTGAGACTGGAACATCAAACTCTCGAAGGCTGTGAATGCTTTCACGAGGTTCTGACGGCCAGAGTTTAACTCCTGCTCCACTTGGACCTTCAGGCTTTCGGCCTGTTTTTTGGTTTCAGTGGCAACTTGCAGTCGTTTTTCGATTGCTCCTTCACCAGAATAGGCACGTTTCAAGTCAGCGAGCGTTACTTCTCGACCCTCTCCATCTACTGTCACCGGGATAAGCGTATCGTCGGTTAGTTGGAACGTCTCGAAGTTTTCATCATCGTCATTGGCGGCATCATCGGTGGCGGTGGCGTCTGAGTCAGCATCTGACTCAGATGTAGCAACGTAGTCTTCGACGCTATCGTCCGCAGCGTCAGCGGTAGTCTCCTCCTCCTTTTCAGGGTCAGCGGAGACGATCATGGAGGCAGCGATGTCATCCATAGACATCTTGCCAGTTGGTTGTCCGGCTTCAAGAGCCATTAGGGTTTCCTCTCATCGACCTGCCTTGCGATATTGCGAAGCGTTGCTCGAAATTCATCCACGGCCCTGACTTTGGCGTGGATGTGAGTCATCCTTACAGTATCTTGACTATCAACGGAACAAAATTCTGCAAAAGCCTCTGCAACCATCTGGTTGGTGATCTCGGTCACAACCGAATCCTCAAGCAGTTCGCGGGCGCGGCGGGCTTTTGTGAAGGGATCAGCCATTCGTCATCACTCCAGCAGGAGGAATTGTGTTTGCTGACTGCGTGGCCTCCGCTGGGGTGGCTGGCGCGGGCGGCGGCGTGATCGGTTCAGGCACAGGGGTGTCGTAAGGAGCCATCCTGACTTTATCCTGCTCCAGTTTGATCCGCTGTTTGTCGATTGCTGACTTCGAGGCAGCGATTTCGAGGTCTTGTGCCATTTTGTCGCGCTCAAGATCGTCCTTGGCTGCAAACTCCAAGGCACGGATTTGGTTGTCCAGCGCGAGGCGGCGCTCCTCTAGCATCGAAGTGACGTAGAGTTCGCGTTCCTTGAGTTGTGCCTTGATCTTTTCGGCTTCGATCATGGCAGTGCCGGGGTCAACCACAGGCTGCTGGTTCTGCGCGGCCTGTTGGGCTTGCTGGGCAAGGACTTGCTCGACTTCCGGCGTGACGGGGGAGAAGTAGCGGCTGACGTTGTAGATGCCGTACAGCTTCGTCATGTCTTCGAGCGTGTTGTAGATGTTGCGGTAGGTCACGATGGGGTTCATCGGCCCAAGGGTCGCTACGATCTCTTTCTGCTGCGCTAGGACGCCCTGTAGGCCCGCCAGCTTCTCTGTAGCCTCACCAGTGCCTAGACCCACGTTGGCCCGCATATACAGCGTAGGATCAAACATGGCGGTGTCTACGGGGACGTAATCGCCGTTCACTTCCATGACTTGCTGGCGCGGCATATGCCACATGGACAGCTTTAGGAGGCCGTTGAAGACAGTCTTCAAGCCTTCCGCAATGTTGCGGGCCATGACTTCGATCTGGCCCTGCGAAAGCTGGATCGTGTTCATGGCTGCTTCGCGGGTGGTGGACTGCAAGGCATCGTGGTCGATGCCCATTGCAGCGCCAGTGATGCCCACTTTCTGCTCTGTGTCTTGCTTGAGGAACTGCAAGAGAGGCAGCATGGACGAGATGGTGGACTGAACCCCAATTTCTTGGATTTGTCCTGCTGACTTGAAGCGAATTGGAGCGCCTACAGCGGGGTTCAGCACATCATCCATGTTCACGAGCGTGTCGTGAACAGCAAGGCGGCGGTTGTTCGAAAGGTGTGCGTTATCGACTGTCGCCCGTAGGAGCGAGGTCATCGTGTCTTGTTCTTGGCGTGTAACGTCATAGATGGACTTGCCAAAGACAGTATTTGGCTCTGGGTCGATGGATACGAGGCCAAATGGAACTTGTGAAGCGCGTTCATGCTGTAGAAGGTCGTAATTCGTGCCGCCAAGCCAGAAACGATAGAGTTGTGGGATGCCAGTGCCATCAAGATCGTAACGTGCGTAACATTCCGTGATGAGAACAAGCCGCATCATGCGGTCTATTGATTCCTGCTCCGTGACTTTCATGTAGCCACGGCGATATTCGGATTCGCCCGCTCCTGCGTAGAGTTCAACGTCGATTGTGTCGAGGTTGTCTAGTTCGTCAAACGGAAGGCCCATCGCAACGGCATCGCCCACGCGCATTTGGCGGCGATGCCCGACAACGCGGGCAGTTTCGATGTTCGAGGCGTTCTCGTCGATGAAAAACTCTTCCAAAGGCACGTTTTCGACGCAGATTTTGCCGCCTTTGACGTAAATTGCGACTTCTGCGTCAAAAAGCTGGATTGCTGTGCCATCAGGGGAGATTGCGATGGGTTGCGATGCGGAAGGCGTCACAGACAAAAGCATTGCGTCAGGTTGCGCGGAGATGCGGTCAATTTCTTCAGTCGGAAGTGCAGTCAGGTCGTAATATTTGACTTCAGTCGAGTCGTCGAACCAGAATTTCATCACGCCTAGCTTCTTCAGCATGGCATTTTGGATGCAATCGTAGAGTGCCTGATAGCCGTTCGAGCGGAAAAACAGGGAATTGACGAATTTGGACTGCTGTGCGGCCAAAGCGGCTGACTGAGAGCCGTTTGGCACAAACTCAACGATGGTGTCTGCTTGCAGGAAGATACGCAGCAAGGACGGACGCGCACTACGGATTGCGTCCCGCACTGCTGTCATCACGACTTTGGAGCGGCCTTGGACAGTTTGGATGTCAGTCAGGCCATCGTAGTACTTTTGCGCTGACTCCCAACCGGGCATGAACTGCTCGTCGATGAAGTTGACCGCACTGTTGACCAGTGCGCCCAGTTCGTGGGCTGCGTCATCGACAGAAATGGTCTGATCGTCAGCCGGAGGAACCGCGCCGTCGATGTCAAAGATGTCTTCAGCCATTTCCTACCTCAAAGTCAGCGGTTGTCTACGATGTCCACAAGAATCTGCGACTTCGACTCTGCGACTACAGCGTGTTTCACATGGTTGATCTTCGCGTAGTATGCGCTGGCCTTGTTGTTCGGGCTGGGCGGCGAGATCGTGACGGCCATTAGCTTTTACCGACTTTGCCGTTGGTACGCATGGCTTCTGCGACAGTCTTTTTAACGATGGCTGACTGCTTTACAGGGTCCATCTTCTGCTTGCCGTCTCCAGAAAACATACCGCCATTGGTCGGGGGCATGATCTTGGGGAAGGGATTCTTTACGCCGCGAATAGGCATTTGTGCCTCCAAGTTACAGGTTCAGTTGCGTTACTCTACCAGTTAGGCAGCTTTTGGTCAACGAAGGCTCACACAAGACCCGGCGTAGACCACTGAAGCGGCTTCTTCCAGCTATTTCGGCCATTGGATCGGCCAACTGCAATGGCCCCGCCGCCAGCAAAAGTCAGACACAAGGCGTCAGCTAAGTTGGGCGACCGCACCCCGCGCTGCTTCATCGCACCTTTTGATTCAACGTCTGCCTTGCCAGTCGATGTGAAGATCGCTTGCGGCTCCGCCAATTCCGACATCAGCTTTTCAGTCAGGTCAAGTTCTTTGGGCAAGACGACATTGCGCTGCTCCAGCCATTCCCTGACTGCGTACCACAGTTCCGCCCGCAACCGCGTGTAGCGGTCCTTCATGGATGGAGACTCAGCAACATTAACATCAACAGCAGGAAGCCCAAGTTCACGAAGGCGGTCAGCCACACCAGCACCCAGACCGATGGAATCGACGAAGATGGATTCCGGCCTGTCTTTGTCTGCCGTGCGATCCCAACGTTCTTTAACACGGCCTGTGACGCGCATGAGGTCGGCGTCATACCATTCGAGGAGTTCTTCAACATGGTTGTCTGCTCGGATGCAAAAGCCTGTTGGATCGCCTCCGCGTCCGGGGTCCACACCCCATACACGCTCCGTGCCGCGTAGGAGATCAACGTCTCTGCCCCATGCGCCATCAATCAACTCCTTGGGGATTACAGTGTCGGATACGCTCTCAGGAAACTCGCCCAAGACTTTGTAGCGGTAGGTGTTCGAGCCTGTGCCGTAAGTCAGGGCGATGTTGTCAACGAAATCCTGCGTCACCCTAGACGAGTCAAAAGACGACACTTTCTTGGTAAACCACTTGTGCTTCAGCAGACTGTGCGTTTTGTGAAAGTATCCAGTCGGTCGTGTTGGGTTGCCGATCAGGATGAAGATAGAACCAGCCGACGACATTGTGCCTTCAGCAAATTCGAACACGATGTCCGGCACACCGCTCGCCTCGTCCACGATTGCCATTACATGACTTGCGTGGATACCCGCCAGTGCTTCAGGCGAGTCAGCGCGGGCCGTTCTGAACGAGATAAAGTTGTTGTCGCCGCCCGGAACGCGCCGGATGCGGTCTTCCGTCATTTCGATCTGGACGCGCAGAAAGTCAGGAAGTTTGGCAATCCAGCGTTTCGTCTCTGGGATCAAGCCGTCTTTCAACTGGGAACTGGACGGAGCAGTCACAGGAATCTTCACATCGTCGCGGAACAGCAGATAGTGGATGGACAGCCAAGCACACAAGGCAGTCTTGCCCACGCCGTTGCCAGACCTGATCGAAATTCGCGTCTCACCACTGTCGAGCGCGGCCATCGTCTCGCGCTGCCAGTCTTCGACTTTCTCAACGCCCAAAATCTCAGTGACGAAGAAATACCGATCTACAGCACACCGAGCGACTAAGGCAGAGTAAAGATCGTCTTCTTCGCTCACTTCATTTTTGCCATGCAGCGGCCAGCAGCTTTGCACTTGGCTGGGCTAGGGCACTTGGAGCAAGGCTTAAACACTGGGGCTTTTTTCATTTCTTCTTACCCTTACGCTTCTTTGTCATGCACGACGACATTTGCGGCCCTTTCAAGGATGCCTACGCCCAGCGGGCATTTGTGGGCGGCTG